TCAATCCACCTTATTATAATTAAGAATCGCCTGCACTATAGCTTTTGCTACGGCATCTCTGTTCTTCTTGTAAAGTTTTGCATCGTCTGGATCCGATACAAAACACACCTCAATGAGCAAGGCAGGTTTTGCAGTCTTATTTAAAACCCATAATCCCGATGTTGTTTTCACACCTCTGTTTCTAAAACCAATCTTAGAAAGCTGGCTGCATATTCTCTTTGCTAAATCTCCTTTGACACCAGATGTATCTCTCACCCAGACTTCCGTTCCTGTTGTTTTACCATCCTGCACTTTCTGATGAACTGCTGAGTTGAAATGAATTGAGATGTCAATATCTCTTGTTTTGGAATTGCATTTTTCACAAATCTTTCTGAGCACATCTGTCTGACTGGTTCCGTTATTCACGGTACAATTATATGCCTTAATACCATTTTTCTTTAAAAGTGATACTACCTTTTTTGTGATTATTCTGTCCTCTCTGCTCTCGTCAATATAGTCAGATGCTCCACAAGCTATCTTACCCTGTGGATTGTGACCTCCGTGTACCGTTACTGCTTTTATCTTACTCATAATCTTTTTCCTCACTTTCCTCTTTATCCTTTAATATGTCTGCTTTTTCCTCAACTGTACCCTTAAGCACTGCTATTATCTTTGTCAGAAATCCGGGTACGGCAACACCCATTCGCCCGGCATTTTCTGTAATACTCAGACATTCATTTAAAATAAACCATGCTGTCACAAGCGTTGAAAAAAATGTGTTCATAGGTAAATGAATATCTAAATATCCGGATAATTCATAGATAAGAAAGTCAATTATCATTGCCGTAAAAATCACCAATATGTAGCCAACTTTCTTAAAAATGCCTATCATTCCTTTTTTGCTGTTCCATCCATACTTTTTGTTGTTTGGATGCTCAACAGCTTCTTTTGCACTTGCCGCCATACCCGCGGCAAAATCGATAATCATTGCAACAGTGACCGCAAAAAGCAGCCAGCCAAGCAATCCACATTCTGAGGATATTGCTGCAATGATAGCTGATAACCCTAACTGTGTTACATAAATCTGTATTTTATCCATTTCTTTGTCCTTTCCTGCCTTTAGGCATTAAAAAGAGAAGCCTAAGCTTCATAAAAATAATTGTAATAAATCGTACACTACTAATTTTTCAACTTTATTACTTCGCTTCTAAAGCTGATATCCTGCTGTCTAATTCAGATACTACGTTTGATATGTAAGCTGTATCTGGTATAATATTCATATATTCAGCTTTGTTTGTCTCACCGTCAATATCACAAAGTGTTAAATACAAATAACCATCATCACGAATCTGATTTTTACTATTTCCATAGTCATTTGAACTCACAAAGTTTCCATCACTATCATATACAACATATATATCTTTGCGTACTTCATAATATCCCGCTGGGAATACGAATTGAGAAGTTATTTTCCCTGTAGCCACATCTATACTTACACTTTCATTTACATAAAAAATAGTCCCGGCTTTTAAGACATTACGCAATGGATCTGAATCGTCATATTGTTCTCTGCTAAATTCTAAAATATATCTATCAGGTCTATATATATCTGCTATGTTTACTTTTCCAACATACTCTTTTAAACTTTCTATATTCACCGCAGTTAATACATCCTTTTTAGTTAGATATTCCTCTTTATTTACTTTCTCCGTCACCGCATCCCACTTTTTCCTCTCCGCCGCTGTTATATGAGAAACCTTATCCTCCGTATGCTCTCTAAGAGCTGTCTCTATATCCTCTACCTGCATTATCGTGGGAACTGCTGCCGGATTTACATTGACCGTTATATATTCACTGTCCTCTACCGCCACATTTATACGATAAGATACTCCTGACAATGTTTTTCCCTCATATGCAGGCATATAATCCGGATTTTCTCCCGATATACTGATACCATATAATATTTCATTTTCTGAGCTGTCCTTTACATAAACACCCAGAGTTCTTACATAATATGATTCCGGTATCTGCTCGTTGTTTATTGTGGCCAGTATTTCCACTGTCTTTCCATCTGTTCTTGATGTTTTGGATATTATAGCCGTCTGTTTTACGCTTTGCAATTCGCTTATATTTTGCAGCTCAATACCGCTGTAATCATAGTCACTTACCGCTATCTTTGTAAATGTCATTGACTCTGTTTCTGAAATAACTTTTGACATAAGCTGTTTGCCCTGTTCTGTTATCACTATGTTTTCCATTATCACACCGCCTTTCCTATTGTTCTCATTCTTGTATAAGTAACATTTCCGCCTATACTCTCTTTTCCTGATATATCATGTGCCGCTTTATTATCTGTTCTCAAATATATATTTACCGGTATCAGCCTGTCTAACATTATCTCAAATTCTTTTACCTGCCCCGGTTTAAATAAATTTGTGGTAATGAACAATTCATAATCTTTAAGATTTCCGCTTATATCGAAATTGTTTACTCCGCAAAATATATTTAATCGACGCAGCAATACTTTATATGTATATGGTACCGTGTCATTCCACCTGTTTAATACTCTTGTTTTACGCAACTCTAATGTGTCACTGTCTGACGGATTTATTCCCAGCATATTTTCATACTTTTTTATTCCGTACCCGTCGCAACTTTCAATAAAGGCATTATCAAGAACTTCCGACATTTTCTTATCGGCAATGTCTGTCTCCTTGTTCTCACTTTTCATTATTTCCTGCATTTCCGGAAACTGTTTTATAAACGGTGGAAGATATTCTATCAGCCTTTTTTTCTCTATCATATATTTACATCACCTCTTATCGGTATCTCGTCATATTCAAGAATTATGTTTTCAGATGAACCATTAAGTTTTACATCTTCAACATCCAAAATCCCGTCAATCATCAACATTCTTGATTCTATCTGGCTAAGTCGTACCGTCAGATTATCAGTTTCAGACCATGTCTTTGCAAGCTCAGAAAAATACGCATCGATACTCTCTTTTATGCTGCTTTCTAATACCGTATATGTAAAGCCCTCTTTATATACAAGATTTAACAATATGTCTATCCTGTGTCCCTGTACTCCTTTAACATTTACAACATGGCCAATCGGTGCTATCCCGTCACCCTCTCCTGAAATTTCAGGATCTAATGCTGTCTGTACTGTATTTACCAGAACATCTGACGGTACACTAAATTCTGATGTTATGATTATTACTTTTACTGTTCCACCTATTGTAAGAAGTTTTTCTTTCGCAGCACCATATACATTTTTTAACCATGAATAAACATCTTTCCCAAGTGTACTCTCTGACTGGCTTTCATACCACGATGTTACATTTTCACCCGGTATCATGTCGGCAGGCTTGCAGCCGCCGCTCCATGCCCTGATGACTTTACAGCCGCCTACACCTGCAATATCGTTTATCTTTTCTTTATAGTCCGCTTTATTTCCTCCAAAGGCTATCTGATTAAATGACGAGAAATACCTTTCTCTGAATACTTCCACATCCTCCTCATCTTCTCCTGGAATAAGTATCCGTGTAAGCGTGGCACTCTCCATATCATTTAGATTTTCTTTTGTCTCTAAAGGTATGAGCCCGCCTAACTGCTGGTTTCCCGCACTGCCTGCCGTCTCACATATAAGCCTGTAAAGACCCTGCGTGGCATCTATAACAGAAGCAACGGTATAATTAAATTCTCCCAGAGCAAAACGGTCATTTACGGCTATCTGCGTATCTGACGGCACTACTAAAAGCTCACACTCCGCATTGGTCTCCTCTTTCGGATAAATACCTCTTTCTGCGGCCCTCTTTATCAGGTAATAATAAGATGCCGTGTCAGCAAACACTTCATCCATAACCACATCAAGTGCAACATACATATTTGCAAGTTCAAGTGCCGCCGGTGCTATTGCATCATAGATTACCGAGCCCTCTCTCTTGTCAAGTTCATCACTCACATTTTCAAGCATACGCTCCATAAGCGTATCAAAATCATTTTCTTCAAACATTATAATTCCACCTCACTTTCTATAGGTATCTGCTCGTTTTGTGCCGTGACCGCCGTAAATGTTATATAAATGGTTTTCTTATCAACTATTGCCGCCCCGAAATCTTCCACTGATTCTATTCTGTCATCCGCCGTGACCGCCTCAGTAACTCTCTGTTCTATCTCACTAAGTACATACAACATTGATTTTCCGATAAGGTCATTAAGCTCTATGCCGTAGTCCCACGAATATATTTCATAAGCGTATCTTTCCGTATTTAAGATCTTAAGAATTGCCTGTTTTACCGCCGCTTCATCATCCGTCTTTCCGAGAAACCCTGACTTGTCATCCGTCAGATACATTGCATATGTCTTTGATGGTTCTTCATATTCTTCAAAATCATAATCCTGTTCCTCGTCGACTTCCTCGTCATATTCATTATTAGGTATCATCTGCCACCATCCTGTCTACTACAATGTATTCCTGTCCGCCTGCCTTGCGAAACATCAAAACACTATCACCCTCCTTTAATGAATTGTAGATTTTTACATTTTTCTTTGCCACTCCCTCGCCTACTTCCTGCACATAGTCAGTTACATTCCGTGTCTTTACCAGAAAATCATCTTCTATTACAAGGGAATTTGATACTTTAATCTTAAGCGGGTCTGTTCCTATTACATTTCCAACAATATAATCACACGGTCTTGATGCTTTCACAGCTTCAACCGCCATCTGTTTTATAAGCTGTACAATACTTGAATTAGCCACTGACAAAACCACCTCCCGATACAACAAGATCCATAGTGTACTGTCTGTTGTTAAACTTGTGTGTTACCTTTTCGACAAGCATATAATTTGATACTTTCATGTCGCCAAGCTCCAGCATAACCGGAACAAGCGAACCTGCACGCACATTCGTATTTCCTATGACACCGCTTATACTCAAAGTCTTTTGCTTTTTATTGTATATTTTCAACAGTACCGCCGATTTCTGTTTTCCAAGTTTGGGTGTGTTAATCTTTTCTACATATTGCAAAACACCCCACCTGTTTATGCTCTTACTGTTCTTTGTAACATACAGGTCATAAGTACCTTTCTTTTTCTTATTGTCCTTGTTCTCATAAATAAGTTTTATCTGGTTATATACATCCGAGTCTATACTTGTCTGATATGAAAATTCTTCACCGGTTTCCTTGTCGATAAGACAGCCATTTACTTTCATGTCGGAAATCTTTTTTAAACGGAGCTTTCCGACCTCATCAAACAAAACATAAACCATTCCGGTGCTTAGCACGGTATCATCAAGACTGTTCTGTATAATATCAAAAAGCGTTGTGTTATCCTCAATAGCTGACATTCTATAGCCTGTATTCGCAAGTTTTCCACAATTCATATTAAAACGCTTTGCTATAATGTTGATAACTTCATCCGCCCTCTTTTTCTTATATATGAGAGTTTCTTTATTTTTCAGATACCTCAACTGATCATATACGGTAAATGTAACAAAGCCGTCTTTTTTAAATGACCTTGTAAATATAAATCCATAGAAGATCTTTTTCTTATCCACGGTAACAAGCACACTGTTTCCCTCAACTATCTTATATTTTTTCTTATACTTAGTTTCAAAGGTCAGCTTGCCGGGTGTCCCACTTCTCTCCCATGTAATACTTGCACCCTCCAAAGCAGGTATATCATATCTCTTGTTTCCATTCACTACAGTAATAGTCACTATACCCTCAGGAAGCTTTGTTGTTTCCTTTATATCGGCACTTATCTTTTTCTGCGTCGTTTCTTTCTCTTTCAAGATTTTTTTCAGACCAGCCAGTTCTTTTTTACTACTCTTAGTTTTTTTCGTCGTAGTTTTTGTTGGATATTTAGGTACACCATATCCTGTTATCGTTGCATTTGAAAGTGGATATGTCCGCCTTGCAACCTTGTCCGAGGTATTTCCCTCAATGGTATGTAATGTACTTCCAGAAACTTTTTCAACAATCCCGACATGACTTCTGTTTGTCTTGAAATATACTATATCTCCACGCTTTGGTGTATATCTGCCTTTGTATCTGAACAATCCTTTTTTCTTAAACCATGCCATTCCGGCAGAGGTTGACGCTGTCTTTGGCACTATCGAAACTGACACCCCGGCTTTATATGCACACCATGAAACAAACATATGGCACCATGCAGCTCCATTCATGCCATACCACGCTCCATACTTTGTGCGATTGTTCCCCTGTTCCTTATATCCAAGCTCGCCAATCGCAACATCTACTATATCTTTCGCCATAACACACCTCACTTTGGCAGTTTCAAAACCGTACCTTTATACAGATACAATCCGTTAGACGATGACTTTCTGCCATGCTTTTTCGCCGCCTGTTCAATCCTGCTTTTATTGAGTTTATATATCTCTTTCCGCCTTGATGAACTGCCGAGCTGTTTTTTCGCTATATTGAGCAAAGTATCACCTTTTTTTACTTTGTAGGTTTTTGCCGCACTTTTAGAGTTTTTTCTTGTTTTCTTTTTTGACGCTTTCTTTGATGATTTTTTAACCACAAGTTTTTTTATTCCCCACTGGCGGTATTCTTTCATTGTAAGTTTTACGGCAATATCAAGCCCATAACTCTCGACATCTTCCATTATCTCGTAATCTTCGATTGTTACATACTTAAAGACTGTCTCCAAATTAGTTGCAATCTCATAATAATGTTTTCTCCTGTCTTTAATAATTTCCGTTACATGAATCCCTGTTCCGTTTATAATCCCAAGCTGACCGTCATACAAATCTACATTTTTAACCAATTTAAAACTTACCGGCTTATTGCTTTTTTTCCATTCTTCAAGTTTTCCCAGAAAATACTCCGCATTCTGAAATACATCTTTTTCATATTGAGCAAAAGGATATTTCTGAAATACCGGCAATATCAATTCGTCTATTGTTATTTCCGTCAGACCCGGGGTCTTTATAAGATTGACTTCACCCTCGTTAATAAGGGTGATAGTCTTATTGTTATTGCCAATCTTATATGATATTTTTCCGGGTGTTACAGGAAACAGCACATCTTCTATATACATTGAATACATTATATATGCACTCCTTCCGCTGCTGAAATCATCTGTTCTTCCATTGTCTTTCTAAGGTGCTCTGTCACACCGTCAAGGTCGAGTTCTTTGCTTATTTTGTTGTGATTTGTCTGATGCACTGTTATCTTTGCCGTAGTAAAACGGTTTATGTATTTCTGTGCCGCCATATCACGGATATATTTCAAGTCCTCACTTGTTGCCGTAAGTGCCTGTGCCGACTTTGCCGTATTCTTTGCCGTGCCTGCCGTGTTTTTCGCAGTTGCGGCGGTATTTGCAGCAGTAGCCTGATTCAGATTGGTTCCCTGAGTTTTTCTTAAAGTTTTCTCATAATCATTTTTATTCATATTTGTTGCAGCTTTTTTGCCACTAAACATATTTTTGACTTTGTTTGTCACTCCGTCACCAAATGATGAACCTGATTTGTAGGCATCACCGTAATTTTTTCTTTTAATCATATATTTTGATGGGTCAACTGGCTTAAAATATACTTCCTGTTTTCCAACAATCCCATCAACATAATTACTAAACTGATTTCTAACCCCAGATATTCCATCTGATAAATCTGTTCCTATAAGTGCATCTATAGTTTGAGCAACTGACTGGGCAACAGACATAATCGTATCAAGCAGGTCACAAAAGAGTTTTGCAACAGCTCCTACGGGGTTACGAAAAACATTTCCTAAAAAGTTAGCAAGTTTAGCAATTAAATTCCAAAGTTCAATCAACAATGAAATAATAGTGTTGACAACTCCTATGATAAGATTTTCTACAACTGATACTACAACTTTCAGACTGCCACATATAACACCAAATGTACTTTTAGCAACTCCACCTGTTCGAGCTATTTTAGCTGCAACCAATACAAGCACTCCTATAAGAGCAATAATCAAGAGTATGATCCATGTTAGCGGACAAGATAATAATGCAGTATTTAGTCCAAGTTGTGCGGCTGTTTCTTCTGTTTTTGCTGCTACCGCTATCCTTGTTGCGGCTGTTTCTGCTGTTGTTGCGGCTGTTTCTGCCGTTGTTGCGGCTACCACTGTCCCTGTTGCGGCCGCTTTTGCGTATTCTGCCACACACATAGCCATCTTTATCCCTGTAGATACAAGCTCCACCGTTTTTACAATAGCCATCGCTGCACAATATGCTGCTATTGCCGCCGCAACACCATATACTATCGGACTAATTGCAGACCAGTTATTTATTACAGATGATGCACAATTTGCTATCCAGCCTGCCACCGGAGCAAGCAGGGTTATTGTCCCTGATGCAATATTTCCTACATTGTTAAGCACTGTTTCAGCCGTACTGCCAAGACTTTTTATGCCGTCTAATATCGTTCCAAAGCCGGCATTTGACAGTCCCTCATTTACACCATCTATCACACTGATAAGACCTCTTGTTACTGCTGCCTTAGCATTTGCTATGGAAGTTGCCCATGTATCACCTGCTTTTTTTGCGGCACCTGATATATTAAGCACACCATTTGTTCCGTTTTCAAAAGCACCTGATACCGTGTTGATAAAGTCCTGTGCGGATATTGTTCCCTTTGATAGATTTGACTGCACTACGGAAGATGATTGTCCTGTTGCTTTTGCATATATTCCTACAGCATCTATTCCTCTGTCTGTCAATCGGTCAAGCTGGTCCATCTCAACTTTTCCTTTTGTCATCATCTTTCCTAATGCGTCCGTCACCTCACGCAGAGAATCATTTGTCCCGTCGCCATAAAAAGCAACGGCATCCGACCATGCCTTTACCTGGTTTACGGCATCACCTGTTCCCATTCCTCTTGTAACAAAATTCTGAACAGAACTTGCAGCGGTATCAAGACCATAGGCTGTACCTTTTGTCATATCCTTAAGTTTTGCAAGTGATGCCGTGGCAACATCTGAACTTCCTGTAATCGCTGTCATTGTTCTGCTATAGTTACTCATGGTATCCATTCTGTTTATAGCTGCGTCCATCTGACCTTTAACCGCACCTATAGCTGATTTGACTATTGATAATCCCGCTAAAGCTCCTACAAGTGACTTTGCACCTGATACTCCGCCCTGCATACTTTGATTAAAGTTTTGCTGGCTTCTCGTATTTTGTTCGATTGCATCACCGACACGGCTTGTCTGTTCTGTCATTGCCGCCGGAACTGCCGTCTGGGATAATTCCTCTCTCAATCCCTGTGCTGCCGTTGTCGCCTGATGCAGTTCACTTCCGATATTCTCATAGGCAGACGCATCCACATCTGTATTCATTGTATTGTTCAATGTTTCCATCTGCGACACAGCCATGTTCACGGAATTGATAATATTCATAAGCGGTGCACTAAATCTGTCTACAAGCTGTATTCCTGCCTGTATTGAAGCCATATCATCACCTGCCTCTCGCCTTTCTCTCAGCCTTTTTTTCTTCTTCCTTTTCTGCTTCAATAACAATATTTATCGAAGCTATAATAAAACTTTTTTCACTTTCTTCCATCTCAATCCATTCTGACGGTCTGATTTTAAGTTTATGAAGGGCATAATGAGCGTATGCGGCTTCATTATCCCCTCCGTTTATTAGTTTTTTGCCTCTTCCACCTTGTCATCCAATGAATCAGAAAAGCCCTGGAAATCCTGAACCCATGTGCATAAATCCTGATATTCTCCCGGATCATCCACCATTTCATATACAAGGTCCTCAGGTTTCTTTACCCCGTAGCTGTCCTGAAGTTCTTTGTTATAAAGATCTGGTGTTACCGTAGAAGCAACTATCATACTTACAAGATACTTTGATGTATTAAGTTTAGGACGATACATATTCGGCTTACCCTTTACCTGAACATCTATTGTGCAGTCATCACGAATCGACTCATTAAGTTTTGAACTGATATGCTTAAATTCCCAGCGGAGTGGCTTTCCATCACTACCAAGCATTGACTTAGTCGGTGCGTACTCCTCATTTTTCTTCTGAATCTTGTTATTTTTCATAAATCTGCTTAAGTTTGACATATTTTTATTTCCTTTCTTTTATAAATTTATTTTGTTCTACAGCTTCTTTTCATTATTCCGACATTAAAAATCCGGTTAATTCAGCAAACTTCTTAGGAATACTAAAGTCCTCAAATGTAAAATCCATATCCTCGTCAAGATACTCTCCGTCAGCATCAAATTTTGCAAGTACACCACCATCTATATTGCATCCTGTCAGCACGATCTCCTGTCGTCCTGCCGCTGAACCTTTGTCCTCATTGACTATAGTCATATCGAAATATGTATCCAAGCCTGATTCCTTATAAGTGTACATCATCTCACGGAAAACAGATGTATTGTAATGGAAAGTTGCCTTACCGGTACCCTCCCATCCGGTTGCCTTATTTCCTTTTCCCGTCTGACCGAGAATAGGAATCTTACTCTTTGTCTTTGTAAATGTCACTTCAACATTTAATGCCTGCATAAAGTTATATCTTCTATCGCCTATAGTGATATAACACTCGGCAAGAGGTGCCGCTACCGTATCTTTTGCAAGCATAACAACATTTTTCTTTGTCTCTTCTGGCATCTGAATATCCCCCTTTTTACGATATTGTGACTGTCATATACATCTTTGACATTGCATTAACTACAGTTACAGCATTTTCAACTACTACAGCTTTCTTTGTATCACCCTGTAAAACCTTAACATCTGACTCATTAAAGTTTTCTATTGCTCCAATACGCTGAAGCTCTTTGCGGAGTTTTACAAGGTCAGTCCACAGTGCAGTCCTGCCAGCCTGGTTGTTTGGCATCTTTCCGAGATACTTTGTATTAAACAAAACAGCATCATCATTTGCTATCTGATCAATGATCCTGATAGTCTGATTATCTTTGAATACATCTCCCTGCGTGTCAGTTGTCGTTACCATCGTGTTTATATCATCGAATACACGGACTTCACCGCTCACATTATGAAATACAAATTCACCACTCTGTAAAGCCGTCTTAAGCTGTGTCTGCGTATAATCAGTATCAGGTTCAAACTCGCCATCATATACTCTGTTCTGCACAGATGCACTGACGGAACATCCACATTCTGCTCCTGTCGTCCAATACACAAGTGATGCTGCAGACTCTCCATCATCAAGTACCTTGTTTTTCACGCTGATAACTCCCATATGATCTGCTTCTTTGTAGTTGTATAATACAAGCTGGAATTTGATTCCCATCTCATCACGAAGCCTTTTAACAAATGATACATAAAGTCTCTTTGTAACTTCATCCTCCACCACAACACCCATTGCGTTATATGCAAAAGACTCAATCTTATCCAAATACTTCTGATGCGATTCACCTGATGTTGTCCCATTTGTTCCCTCAGAAAGTTTAATGCCGGCAGACACGCTCAGTTCTGCATCCGATTTAAATACAACATAATCATTTGCCTTAAGCTTTTTTGCATTTTCAACTGTCTGACTGTCAACTTTTGAGGCATCAAGATATGTTACTACATCAAATTTTGACGGTTCATCCACATTCTTGGAAACACTTATCGTAATATCGTTTCCTCTCGTGCCTGCATATCTTGCCTCGGCAATGTCACTTGACGCTTTCTTTCCACCGCTGTTTAAACGGTACGCATAAAGCGTTACAGCATTGATAAAAAGGTCACGAAGCCCTTTTAATTTGTCGCTGTCATACGCATATCCGAATATCATCTTTGAATTTTTCTGAAAGTCCTCATTTGTCACAGTAAAGACCTGTTCGTCAGGACCCCAGTCGAGTTCAAGCGGCATTGTACATATACCTCTGTCAGACAGGCTTGCCGTTGCCGCCGCAGCCGACACAAAGTTTATATATGTTCCTGGTAATACTTTGTTCTGCGTTGTAAAACTTCCTCCACCTAATGCCATTATCTCACCTTACCTTTCATAAATTTTCTGATAAGCTCATCAACCTCTGCCAATGTGTACTCTTTTCCATCTTCAAGCACGGCATTGACAACATCTTTCTTATCAATATATCTGGCAGATGTTACCAGATTATCTTTCTTAAATCTGATTTCAGCCTGTGGCTTATTTTCAGATTTTTTATTATCTGCCGCAGCATCCATTTTTCGGACACTTACGGACTTATTTTTGTTTTGCGGCATAATCATCACCTATCCTTTCGCCTTAACTCTGGAGTTCACGCTTTCCATTCTTGGCACATCCTCTTCCGGCTTTCTTACAAAGAAATCATAATTTACAAAAAAATGTAAAATATCATCCGTTACCTCATAGCTCATATCCGTACCACGAAGCAAACCTGAGTCATACGGTATTGTCTCAAGAAGCATTAACAGGTTATCGCCAATATCGTACAGTTCCCTTTTTGTGGTACTTTCTGAAATATACTGGATACAAAACGGGTTCTGCTTTAAATATCTTTTTCCCGGATACTTTTTTATACCCGGCTTTAAGCTCTGAATAAAAAAGCAAGGTTCATCTAAACCCTGCTCTATACTCTCTATATAATTTTCATATCCATATTCTGAATAAAGCACATTACTTATTGACTCAGCTATCCCGGTTATCATTATTAAACACTCCCCTCCAAAAATTTCTGAACTTTCTTTTCAATTATCTTCGGGGCATCTTTCTGTAACTCTTTCACAGAATTAGTCATAATCAACTTGCCTTCCACCCAGCCACTTTTAAGTTTCTTTCCTATCGCCGGTACATATCTGCCCGGTGTCTGCCTGTGGCCGTACTCAACATAACTTGCATATTCAACAGGATTTATTATCTCCACCTCATATGCGTTACCTGTATTCCTTATATCTGATGTTGTCCAACCCCTGCGCAGTGTTCCACCTTTTTTTGAGGACTTCACAAGATTTTTTTTCTCGCCGTCATCCTCAAGGTCATATGTATCTGAATAATCGCCCGGCTGCGTTTTGTCGATAACCTGTCCAAGCAGTCTTGACGCAATCTCTTTGGCACATGACTCACAAAATTTTTCGGCATCATTTTGACTTATCATGTTTAGTTTTGTTTGCAATTCTCTTAACTCTTTTAAATCCACACTGCCCATTCCAGCCATCTAAGCCCACCTTTCAAACAATTCAAGCACTATTTCCTGATGTGTCACATATACTGCAGGTACACCGCTGTATGTATAATCCTTTGTCACACCGTTTTGCGTCACTGTTATCTTACTTCCTGGATTTATGATTATATCAGGTGCCGTAAATAATTTAATGGACTGTGATACCGCCATTGCCGCTGCCGTATCTGCTGCCGCCTGTTTACTCTGAAAAGACAGCTTACACGGTATGTCTTTAAGCACCGCCACATCATTAAAAGCCGTCAGATGCGTTTTTTCATCTTTGACTTTCTTATGTTCATACACTGTCATTCTACCGCTGTATGCGGCTTCATGTGCCTTTCTTGCGGCTCCAAATGCTTTGTTTCCCACATCTACCATTTTATCCTCCTGAACGATGCAAATTCGCTCTTTCCATATGACCTAAGATAATTGATAAAATTATCAAGCCGCTGCTCCGGAGTAAGCGAACTTTCCCCCGTAGCAAACACCGTGTTCGTATCTCCTGCCTGTATCTGCTTAACAGCATATGATAAATCTATGTTCAGGCTCTCAGGGGCAAATGTCTTTTTACTTAAGAGAAATTCGCCCACTGCCATATCAACAGCTATATGTTCAAGTCCCTCCGGAACATCCTGCCAGTTTATTTCATTTTTTATCGTGCTTCTCACTTTCTCAACGGCAAATGTAATTGAAAAAGCATCTGAACTGTCAGTTTCAACACCCAAAGAAGATAATCGTTTTAAGACCGCATCTGTATTAAACATACCTTATCACTTGCCTTTCCTGATTCTTCCTTTTGTCTGTGCATCAGGCTCCGGAGTTTCTTCGTCTGATTTCTTTTCTTCATCAGGCTCCGGAGTTTCTTCGTCTGATTTCTTTTCTTCATCAGGCTCCGGAGTTTCTTCGTCTGATTTCTTTTCTTCATCAGGCTCGCCCGATATCTCATATCCCATATCACGAAGTTTTTCCGCAAGCTCTGTATCATTTGTTTCAAATCTGCCATTTACAAATTTACAAAGCTGACAGCCTTTTTCCTTATCCCATATGATATTTGCAGTAAGAGGCTTTTTATTTATGATATACATATTCTTATCACCTCGCTTTATTTTACTTCCAGTCCTGTTATTGCACCATGTAAAAATGCCGGCGCATGTGCAAGTCCTATCTGGCCATAAATCTGTATTCTGTCAGATGCACCATTCTTTGCAAGTTCCTCCTCGAAAAAGTTTCCTTTTCCCGGTACCGGCTGGAATACAGGAGCTATCTGTGCCACATCTGCCACAAGCAGACCGTCTTTCTTCATAAACGGATCATAGCATATTCCGACCTTACAGAAATCACTTTCAATCTGTGTGATGTTCATTCCGGCAATGTTCTGTGTCATCTGCATCTGTGCTTTGAAGAAATCAGCATACAGATTTGTTATAACCTGTTTAATATATGAATTACAGAAAAGTACCATATTAACAAACATTGCTCCGTTGTCAGCCATTTCCCTAAACAACTGATCCAGCATATCCTTAGATAATGCGGCACTCTTTGCATCGATGGATGTTCCTGCATCCGAAGTACAAAGTTCCAACATTCCACGGGTCTTGTTTGCCGTATCTCCATCCGTTGTCTTATTGTAAGTTCCATTGAGAAACGAAAACTCTACATCTCTTGCAATCTTAATAAGTTTCTGCTGAATCTGGAATGCTTTTTCATCATTTGGATTTGCCGACTGATTAGCCGAATTTAAACCTGACAGCCTGCCGCTGTTTGACTGCTTTGCATATGTCAGGTCTATTGTCTCCTGATGAATCTGCACGACATTTGTTTTCTGTTCTCTTGCTATATGTGCTGCTGCCGGAGCTGTCACTGATGCGTTTTCTGAAATATCAGGCTGTGCTGCCTCCGGAAGTGAATACTCAACACCTGTTGAAAATTCAAAATTATCTGTCTGTTTTCCTCCTGTCAATCCGCCTATCATAGATAAAAACGGTGTCTGTGTAGGTGATGCCGTAAATAGATCACCCGCATAATTTGGCAGATTAAATGTATTACCTGTTCCTGTTATGTTCTGTGGCATTTTCTATCACCTTTCCTTTCTTTTACATTAAAGCAATCCCGTCATTCTGAAATGCTTCCTGTTTGATATTGATAACTTCTAACTGATTGCCGTTCTTTCTCGCTTCGGCAAGTCTCGCCTCATATCCTGCCTGCTTTGAATTTGGCACCATAGAAGAACTTCCCGGCTGAAATCCCGTAAACTTTGTCTGTGTCTGCTCAGGCTCACTAAATAAAAACTTTGAGCCGTCATCAGCCTTAAGTTTATCAATCTGTTCCGAAAGACCTTTTACAAGCCCGTCATCTGACAACGCTGCATCATCGAGATTAAGCAATGCCCTCGCCGCCTTAATGTTCTTTGCACCACTCTCCGTAAGTGCCTTATCAACAGCCGTATCAACCTTAAGCTGTGTAAGCTCTTTCTCATGTGCTGCTGCCTGCGTCTTATTGTCCTCCTGAAGCTGTTTAATCTGTTTCTTAAGCTCCTCATTGTCACCGGCAGATGCTTTCAGGTCCTCGAGCTGTTTATCACGCTCTTTAACCTGCTTTTTGAGATTTGCATTTTCGGTCTGCACTTCTTTGCCTGCATCCTCAACATCAGCTTTGTTGATGCTAAGGACTTTATCCGCCTGCTCTTTGTCAAGACCTAAATCTTCAAGTTCCTGTCGTGTCATATCTGCACCATCCTTTCCGTATCGGTTTAATGCCTTGTCATACCCGGCAATTTTCTATAGAAAAAAAGAGCAAAACCAGCGTTTTGCTCACCAAGAATTGCTTTGCAATTCTCGTTGGTGCCCCACTACTTTACGAGCATTTTCCTATAACATAAAAAAGACCATGATAAAAATCTGGTCTTTTAATATCTTTTATGGTTGCACCGGTGCAACTTTTTTAATCTTCTATTTCTTCCTTATCCTCAATCAGCTTTAAAGCCTCCTCCGACAGTAAAGGGTCATTTTCAGCAAAAGGAAATTTTACCTTTATATCTTCCGGTGTCTCTATTGCCGAATATAATTCTACACCCTTGTCCAAAAGTTCAGAAAATGTATCTATAGCTCTTCTTGCCTTATCACGTTCTTCCTCATTTGCAAGTTTTATACCACTACTTTCCTCTATTTGAGATACGGCATCATCAAGCATAAGTGTTTTCATCCTTTTAAAGGTATCTATCATCTCCTGCCCTACTTCATTTTTTTGCCGCATAGTTTCAAGAATTTCTTTCTGTTGGTTTATAACCACATTGTTAGAGCGAAACTGTGTCGCAATCTCTGACATCTTTGAAAGCACTGACATAATAACATGACTTCCTGCTGCCGCCTTAATAAAAAGAGACAACCACATAGAACCCACATCAACCGTGTTAAAAACAATCTCCTCACCACTTCCACTTATAAAAGGGCACTGACTTAATATAAAATCAATATCTTTCATATACTGTATATATTCTTTTAAATCATTACACTTTGGTATTTTTATATCAATTCCCTCTTTAGCTTCACCTGCTTCTAATGACTCATATAATTTTACCACCGAATCTAGCCTGATTTTTATCTCATTTAAAACACTGTTAAAATTTATTTTTGTAACAGAGTCTATTCTTGGATTTGCATCACTTCTTACATATACCGGAATGATTTTTATTGCATTATCTGCATAATCTTTGATAAATTCCATTTCCCTTAGTAAGCTCAAAGCTGTAATTCCATTTTCCCATCCATTTATTTCAAATTCTCTTGAACCGTTAAAATCAGAAAAAGTAATTTCATCAATACTTCGTTTTGCTGTTTTACAAAGATAATATATATTATATAATCTCAAACTGACTCACCTCTCTAATCACATATCAAGCATTTTTCTTATAAGTTCCAAATCCGTAATCTCGAATGTAACTTTCCCACTCAATACATCCATATCCTCATATCGAAGTCCTGAAAAAAGCAATCTCTCACATGAACTCTCGCCCTGCACATCTCCTAAAGCTTCATATACTTTTCCCGAATTAAAATCATTTTGTGTCTGGTACTCAATATCATCACACAACATAAATGAAGCATGAATTATCTTTTCACCTTTACACGGTCTGCCTAATATCGGAATTATGTTTTTTATTTCGTTTATCTCTATCTTTCCATCAAACCTTGCAAGCGGCAATCTCCTGCCGGCAGTAATCACATTAAGCTCTGCATTTGTTATATTTAATGTTTTTATTAGTGTTGTCATATAATTCTCCTATATTCCATACAAAACTACCAAAAAAGAGCACGGCTCTCCCATGCTCTTTATAACAGATTATCCTCTTTTAATTCTTCTTCAAATTTATCCCTTAACATCATTACTATAAAAGTATTTAAGTCTACTTCCTCATATTTCATTCCACTAAATATTTCAATCAGATTTCTTTTATCTTCTTCATATTTTTTTTCGGTAAAAACTTCTATTGCTCCCTCCTTTTGAAATTCATAATCTTCTTTGTGAAATCTCTTAATTTCTTCCGGGGTCGCTTTACATGAGTAATTCATTATACTAATCACCTTCCTAATAATTTAACTCTTTATTATTAATTACATTTAACATTTTTTCAACTTTACTAAACAAATCATACTTGATTACTACATCTAACAAATCATTTTCTTCTTTCTCTAATAAACTTAAATATTCTTCAACTTGTGATGATGTATCTAAAACATTAATAATTTTTTTTGATAATTCATTTTCTAGCATTTCTATCGTCAAATAACCATTATTAAAAATTTTTTGCCATGTCTTTTCAGACTGTTCATTATCATCGTTCGATATAGCCTTAAGCAACATCCCATAATCACTTTCCAGCCATATAGCATCTATTTCTTCTTTTAACTCTTTTGTCAAAATATCACCTTATTTCACACTCTAAAACAATTTTCCAATCTGCTTTTCTTAAATTTTCTATATATGTATTTGTTAAATATAATGTCGTATTCTCATCAAATATTATTTCACTCTCTTTATAATTTGTCGACACATACGCATTCGTTCCCTTTGGGGCTTTTATTATCATTTTTATCCCTTTTTTATTCATTACATTCTTACCAATTACACCGCTTGTGCTAAGAAATCCCTTTTCTACATATACTCTACCATTTTCTAACAATTCTGGCAACCTTTCTATTTGTTTCCAATAGTCATCCACATTTTTCCCCATTTTATATACTGGAACACTAACTCCAAACATTCCATTTAAGGCATCGCTTGACACAAATCTCGTTACCATTATATCTTCTTCTAATTTATACCTTCCGATAACCCCTTTCAATGTCAACTCAATCTCTCTGTAATCCGACGACAATGGACATTCTTTTCTCAATAGTTCATTCATTTTTCTTGCATTGCTTGAATTTATATATCCACTAAAATGTGACTTTCCATAAATAATATTTCTCTCAGCTCTTGTTATCGGCTGTTTTATCGCCCTAAATTCTTCCTCGGTCAACTCTTTATATATTTTTTTCTTTTCTTCCTCTATCCCCTTTTCTTCATAACTAAGCTCATTAACTATATTATCATCTTCCAACCCATTTTGCATCTTTTCCAGTGGCAAACTCAACTGCTCCATATCATCTTTTGCCCCGCCTTTTACAAATGCCTGTTCCCACTCCTTATATGTCATATTCCCCGGCACATAATAGACCTCACCGTCCTCATTTCTTGCGGTCCTCTCTCCTACTATGCCAAGTTCTTCCTCATCGTCAAAATAAGGCACTGTCGTGCTCCTGCAATATACATGAAACGGCGGTGCGTTTACTCCGACCTCCCACTTCGACATTGGGAAGTGTTTTCCATCCATTTTCCTGCAGATATTTGATGTATGACTGTCAAGTGTTGCCACTATCTCAAATTCTTCTACATCCAGTTCCTTGAATGCTTCTCTCTGTGATGCGGCACTAAAAAAGGCCTGTTCTGTCATAACAAGCCTGCCTGCTGCCCTCTTTGATACATCCATTCTTTTTGACAATTTATCTATTGCCTTTTGTGGACTTTCTCCGAGTATTATATTTTGTGTGAGTATCTGATTTAATTCACCGACAAGTTTTGTCCCATTGCCCCATATGCGTTCAGAGAAGTTCTTGCCGTCTGCCGCCCACGGATTGTTTATGACCTTGTCTATCTTTCTTTTATCAGGTGTTGAAAAGTCCCAGCCAATGTGCATACCTTTCTGAATTTCATATGCGGTGTGCATATAGCCGTCTTTGTAGACATTTCGCATTGTTTTGTCTATAGTCTTTTGCTGACCGGCTGTCAGGCTTTCAATCTCCTGCCTTAAATCCATTTTCATGGCTTCAAGTCTTGATATGTGATATTTGGCAGATGCGTTTTCAAGCTCTTTCATCCATCTGCCGTTGACACCGTTTTCCCTGCCGTACTTTATGTACTGGTTTACATCCCACTTAAATTCCTTAAGTTCATTTGCATCGAGCAGTTTATACGCATCCTGCACAGTCACATCATTGTTTGCGGCAAGTCTGCCGTACCACTCATTTATTTTTTTGTCTATACTTTTTATTGATGTCCGGTACTGCTGTTCGATTTCCTTACAACAGTTTTTTCCTTTTTGGTTTTGTGCTGCTTCAAGCTGTAAAAACCTCTTTTTCCAATAATCTGCATTTGGCACTATTCTTCACCTGCATCCTCTTTCTTTTTCCGCTCATCCGGTGTTTCTTCCTGTTTTTCATCATCCTGCTGTCCGTCCTCCTCGTCCTGCTGCCCGAACGGCTCATACATAGATGCGGCTTCCTCCTGCTCTTTCTGCTTCTGCTCCTCAATCCTTTGCATTTCAAGTTTAGGATCATCCACCCACGGATGTTTGCCTATTATGGTTTCATTTGATATAAGTCCCGATGATTTCTGGCAGTTGTCAATTATCTCTCCCTCGTTCATCAGAATGTCACGGTTGAATATTATGTTTACTTTTTCATTTTCAAATGAACCCTGTCCCGTATTTGCAAGGTGCATATTTACAAACCACAGAATATCTTCAAATGCCGCCTGGTATTCTGTTTCCATATCATTTGCATCTAAATCTATATCTGAATACATTGATAAGATATTCATCTGATTTGCATTACCGCCGAGCCTGTCATCTTTGGCATCATAGCCCATTGCATTTTCTATAAGTGCCTTTTTGAATATCTCCAATATATTTTTATAATTTTCTGCATTTACATTTATCTCCAGTGTTTCGACACCGCCCTTTGTATCTCCGTCATATCTGACTTTGACAGCTCCAAAAGTGGCAAGATTTTTTCTGAACTCTCCGAGGTTTGTTCCATCGTAGTTCTTTAATACAAGTATTGTATTCCTTGCATCCTCCTGCATATTATTTTCAAAATCAGACAGCATTACATTTATGCCATCCTGCAATGTCTTTACATTCTTTATAAGCGGTGTTTCAAGCTCATTTCTCTTTAAAGGTATCAGAGGTATGCGTGACCAGTTTAATCCCTCTGCTGCCCTGTCTCCGTCTGTCATAGTCACATAGAAACTATCCTGTTCCTTTACTGTTACATCCGGTATAAGCGTTGCACCATCAAGTATATATCTGTGTATGCCTGTCATATCAAAGATTTCTACTTTCTCTATTACTACCGGAATATTTTTTTCATAACCCGCCACAAGATAAAGCCTTACTGCTCCCTGCATTTTTGTATGCTCTGAGTCTTCCCAAAACGGAAGTATCTCATATGACGGAAACAGTCTGAACTTAAGGTTACCCTCCTCATCATAATAAGGATAAAGCCATGCAATACCACCGTTTAATGCATACTTACCTGACTTTTTCAAAGTCCTCATAAACTTTTTATTAAATACCTCTTTCAGAAGCTCTGAATACTGTTCGTTGTCCGTTTCTATCGTGAACGGATTGCCAAGCAGATAATTACTTTTCTGATTTACCATCTTTGCATATTGGTTATCTATATTGCGGTTGTTCGGAAGATTTTCAACTACCTGCAGTTTGCCGTCCTCACCTATCATTGTTCTTTTACGCATCAGTATGTCGTGCTCATTGTCATAATATAAGTGCCCTTTTATCTGCATATGCCTTTCGGGTGAGTTCTTCCACCGCATTATGGACTGTTCAAGAAATTCCTTATCGCTCATATCACCGTTTACTCCGTAAAGTATGAAATGAGCTATCCTGTCAATCAATCTGTTAAATCCGTTCACTGTTTCCTCCTAATCAAAGCTAAATGCATCACCTCTTGATATATCTTCAAATGCGTATCGCATTGCATCCATAAGGTGATTAAAGTCATCAATCGGTCTGTTTATCTTTTTACCTGTTTTTGTGTCTGTATCCCATGTGTAGTTGCTTATCTCCGTAATGAAATTTACACATCTCGGATGTATGATAATGTGATAATCCTGTATAAAGTCAATTCCATTGTTGATGCTGTCTTTTCCTTTTCGTGCTTTTCTTATGCCCTTTAGTCCAAGCTCTCTCAACCTGTCTATTGACTTTGGTTCTGCTGAATCGGCGGTTATCTTTTCTTTCTGATAACCCATCTTTTCAACTTCCGTGGCAATCGACTCATTGCTCATGCCCGGATTATACATTTCATCAAATACCCATATTGTTTTGCTGTTTGTATCAATAAAACCGCAAAATAAAGCACTCGGATCGTTCGTATAACCGAAATCAAGTCCGAATGCTGTCTTTACTCCTGATATTTTCTTTACATCCTCAATCGAGAACGCTTTTTCTTCCCAGTTTTCATATACAAGACCGTCAACTATACCCCAGTCTCCCAGTCCCGCTACCTGGTATCTTCTCGGATTTTGTTTTTTCATTGTTTCAAAAACTTTTAAATCCGCTGCGTCAAGCCACTCATTACATTTGTAATTCGTAGTCATTGCAAGTATATCAGGGTCTTTCTTTGCATCAAAAAAACGCTTCTTTATCCAGTGGTGTTCATTCCACGGGTTTAAAGTAAGCGTTATCTGTTTAAAAAGTCCTGAGCCATCGGGAACAGCTCCACGAATCGACTCGTCAAGCATATTAAAGTCATCTTCTGAACTTATCTCATATGCTTCCTCAAGCCACATCCAGCACAGACAGCCTACATCAACCGTTATTGATGTTACTTTCAGCGGGTCATCAAGTCCTCTGAAATATATCTTCTGTCCTGTCGGCTTGTATGTCATTTCAAGCGGCGATTCTTTTATATCCCAGTGTGCATCCACACCAAGTCTGTGAATAGCCCATTTCAACTCGGTAAAGCATGAATCTTTAAGAGTCCTGTAGGTCTTTCTGACTACAAGCGTATTTGCATCAGGATATTTCATCATATTGGTGATATACCATAGACCTGTCGTCTTTGATTTCTTTGACGCTCGTGAACCTTTACATACACGATACCTGCCCTTATATCTCCAGTATGTCCCATATCCTTTTCCGACCAGCTCCGGCAGTCTTACATTTACTTTTCCGGACTTAGTCTTTTTATTTTCTTCAGGATATAATATAAATTTCTGATAAGCGAATATGTGCTGTGAAGATATTCTGTTTTTTACCATAGGCACTTACCTAATCTTCCAAAGCATCTTCACCAGATATTACTATCGGTACAGCAACATTTACATCTACCTTGTCATTCCACATTCCAAGATGTTTTCCGAGCATTTCAAGTGCTTTCAGTTTTGAAAAAATCTTAATCTCACTCTCTTCACCGGTTCCGTTTTCTCCGCTGAAAGATTTATGTTTTATCGATTCTACGCAGGCAAGGTCCTCTTGTCTGGCATCTTCTTTTATCTCTCCGCTGCTTTCTACAATATCAGTAATATTGACAAATGCTATCTTTGCAAGTTCCAAGACTACTCTGTCCTGATTTATGCCGGTGCGTCTGCTCCTCAATGCCATTGCCTCTCCAATAGCACTTTGAACCTTAACATTTCTTAACATCCTTGAACCCTGCACATCTGCCGTTTTTACTGAATATCCTGCTCTTATGGCAGCCTGTGTTGCGTTCAGGTCAACGAGGTATTCTTCAACAAATCTTTGCTGTTTTTCTGTTAATTTAGCCATATCACAACACACCTGCCTTTCAAAATATGATATAACCAAGCAATATTCCAAGCAAAATGCCTGTGAATACGGATGAAAACCATATTGTTAATAATCTTCTGATTATTGCCTTTTTTCTTAAACCTCTTGAATATATCATCCGTTCACCTCCGTTCATTCTGCTGCCGCCTCACTCGTTTTATGTATATCCGTGTACAGAAAAAATGGCATCACACTACATTACAAGCATTTTCCTATACACTGAAAAGACCGGCTTTTACACCGGTCTTTCGCATATCTACATAATTAACAAGGAGGTTACTTTTCTTTTGCTTCGCAGTATAACAATATCATACTTTTCAGGTGACATTCACTGACATTTACTCCCATTTTTATTAAAATTATATAAACTTTATAAATTACATATAATTTTTTGATTTATTTTATACTCTGCTGTCTCTTTTAAAGCCGTTGCATTGTATTCTATATCAGAATACTTGTCATATATTTCAGCATCCCTGACTATCTCCATGTTCCAATGCTCAATGTAAAAGTTGTTTAATGGAAGTCTTATATTATATGGCCGCATTAAACTCATTTCATCAGTTATTAGTACATCACAATACCAGCCTTTCACACTGTCAACTCTTCTGTATTTTTCAAGTTCTATTACATCAAATTCACCATAGCATATTTTCACAAGCTCCATCCTGTCACCATTGCGCATACATATGTCACCTTCAAAAATAAAATGACCATTTCTATCTCTTAAACCTGAACATAACCTATTAACTTTCATTTCTTTTTTCCTCCAAATGCTCAAATGCCTTTTTATGTGCCCTATACACCCTTTTCTTATATTTCTCAAAATTATAGTCGAGGTCTTTTTTATCACTGTATATAAATTTCACAATATCATTCCACTCTTTTATATCAATATATCTTGCAAATAATACTGCTGCCTCGACCGGATTTTTTAAGCTTCGGATTATCTTCTCTGCCTTTATGCTTTCTCTCGCCGTCCTGCTTTTGAGAATATCAATATATTTTTCCTGTTCGAGTATCTCAGATACATCATGTGCTATGTTTGCATCTCCCGGTGAGCGGCTGCCTTTTGGCATACCTGACAAGTCAGGAGAGGATATTACCGCTATGTTTTCCTGCATATCTCTTAATCTCTTTTGTGCCATTCTTAACTTTATACGATTTTGTCTTATGTTTCTGAAATACTCTCTCATTTTCTATACCTCCATCAATATTCTTCAGGTGCCGGATTTTCCGGCAATGGCATCCAGAACATTATCCTGTCCGCCGCAAAACTCCATCTTAATTTCCCGTTATCCTCTACAACACTCATAAGCGACTGCCTGCACTGTTCTTCATCAATCTTTCTAAATGCAATATATTCTCCCGGCTCATCAGGGCAGGCTTTTCTTCTCGTCGATACCCACTCACCAAAAGCCGGTACAAACTTTTCATTCTCCGGTAATACCTCAGGATAATTGTGTATCTCATACTGACCGGAAACAACATCGCTTTCTTCTGTGTCATTTTCTTCCGGAGGATTCATTGAGTCGAAACCAGTTTCGCTTACAGTATTTTCAGGCTCTTTTGATACTGTATCACCGCTTATATCACTTTTCTGTTCTGTTTGCTTATTTTCAACAGCACTCGACTTTTCTTTAGCAGCGGCAGTATGTTCATGTTCTATAATATCCTGCTCATCTTCATCAACATCCGGCTCAATTTTAATATCTTCATTACACATTTCATATACAAATTTAAACGCATCAGTCAACTGCTGCCATGTCGTTTCCTCTGCCTCTCCGGTACGGACATTTATAATAACAGGTGGTTCATCAATGCCGTTTATTGACAGCATCAGCTTTCCTATTCCCTTTACCCTTGCCGGAATCATATCCACACCGCTCGGACTCAAAATATCGGAAAACTTTTCAGCAAATTCTTTTTCGCTATACATCGGATTTCCTGAATACTTTTTTAAAAGCTCTGCTGCCGTTTTAAATTTTTCATTATTTTCTTTAAAATAGACATACATCCACTGTTCAAATATATTTTCAAATTCTTCTGCAGGCTTTTCAGGTGTTTCCAATGCCACTTCTATATCTGTTATCTTTTCTTCGTCCCTCACTTCTTTACGGATATTTTGTATCTGACCTTTTGTCATTTCAGGCGGGATATTGTCAGCTATAGCATCAGGGAGTGTTATCATCTCGGCAAGTTTAGCTACTCCATAATCCTTGTATGCAGCCGCTATATGCTCTCCGTATCCACCCTCCGAATATTTTTCATTTATCCTTATATACCTGCTTACCATGTCCTTAGACAAATTATATTCCGATTTGGCAAAATCATTTATATTTGCATATCCGCTCTCATGCAATATCGTTGTGTCTTTTGCTATCCTCAGCAGATAGCCAATCCTGCAAAAACTGTTTGCCGCCACGAGCATCTCTTTGTCAAGTTCTGCTTTAAATTCCTTGTATGTTTTCTTTTCAGTAAGTTCCATATAACCTCCTATGCTATTTTCTGCGTATCAGCAGACAATCTTTTATTTACTATTTCTCTGTATGTTCTAAGCCATTTATTAACTTCTGTCTCCTCAGTTTTTTTATCATATGCTCCATACCATTGCACTATATGATCCTTTTTAATCTCAATAGTGACAAATCTTATATCCGGATTTTTGCTATGCCTTAAAAACAATATTGTACTGGTCTGTCTGTTATGTGCACGAAGATAATTATCCCCGCCTACACAGTGATGAAGTACATGACCCTCCTCGATTATGTCACTTGCCGACTTTGGAATAACTATCTGATACTTTTCATCCTTATACATATAAACTTTTGAAAGCTGTTTTATAAGTTTTGGTATCTGTGTATATTTTTCATCAGCAGTCATGCTTTTTTCTTTTATCTTCTTTGCATCGCTCTGCATAACCATTTCCTGATGTGCTGCGTCAAGGTCACGGGGTTTTGAATACACATTGTTACTAAGGTCATAACCAAGTTCTATACGCATTTGTAAATAATCAAGATATTTCCCTGCTATTTCATTGAGGTGATGATACCCAAGTATTTTACGATAATTTTCTTCCAAATCATCAGGGCTTTTATATCCTACATACTTTGCAAGCTGATTTATAACCCTTTTAATACTCATATGTTCAGCAATCTGTAAAAGCTGCTCATATATCCTATGTGATGAATAACCAACTGAAAGTATCTCATAAAGCCATGCACGGTATATCTTTTCAAACTGCTGCCCCGTCTGCTTTTGCAGCCGGCATATATTCAATATTGTTATATTTCCCTCCTGTTCTACAAGATAAGGTATATCTTTCTTCTGTATTCCAAGCATATCCTCCGGTCTTGCTGCTACCATATCCATATCATTTGTCTGGTAAAAATTAGCTGTAAGCGGCTCTGCCAACTTCCACAACTGCATTTTCACAAGATATTCAAGCTGTGGGTATCTCCTATATGCCTTAAAATATCCATCAATATCTGCCACCGGATATCTCTTTAAAAACTTATCTATCGCACAATATTTAAATGCTGAATTATTTATATTTACAAGTGATGGTTCATACAAGAATCCTTTTGTGCTTTGATATGAATACACTCCAGAAAAATTTCTGTCATACCAACTGCACTCCCTGGTCCATCCATCACATATGCAAAAATCTTTATGTTCTTCTGTTGGTGTGATATAAAGTCTGGTCACCTCACAATACTCATATGTTTCTTTTTCATCTTTCCTTATACGCTGTGATACAGATACTTCTCTTATTACAAGACCATCCTTGTAAGAATCTGCTTTATATACTGTCAGATTTTCATCAAACTTCCTTTCTCTTGCCTGATACTTTCCTGATATGCCACATTTTTCACAACGGCTTATAAGTCCCTGCTTAGGGGTGGCTACAACTTTTTCAGCCTGACTCTCATAGCTCACTCCATACTCAGTTGCCCGTCTGTACTCACAACCGCAAGCCGAACACTTAAAATCAGCATACCGCCCTTTTCGCTTATACCACATGATATGCTTACCGAGCCTGTCAAACTTCTTTTTGCAATATGTCTTAAACTCATCGTCAAGCGGTTCTACATAACTGCATCTTTCTTTAAGCCGCTGCATACGCCTCTTATATGCTCTGTCTGCCTTTTCACCTGCAATGGCTCTCTCAAGCTGCCTTACAACATAAAACAAATTCTCGTCAATAAACCGTATCGTTTTAACTTTCTTTGCATATCCTGCCACTATGTCATATGTCTCTTTAAAATAAGCCATATCACGGCTTGCATATAGTGTTGGTACTGTCTGCGGAAACCATATCTCTGAATTTTCTATTGATTTGCCCGACCAGTTCTTTGTGTCATATTCATAAATACCATAATCAACCGGAGTGACTATAATCCGCCTAAGGGGTTTCTTTCGATTTTTGGGATAAACATCAAGTAATAATATACTGCTACCGTCTATATCCACCACTCCTGCCGATACGCTGTAACGCTTTCCACGCTCACTGTAATCCGTAGGAATAGGCGGTATCTTAAGTATTGCTTTTTTCTTCATCTTTCTCTGCCCCCTTAGTACAATGACTCAATCATCTTTTCCATAGCTTCTTTTCCATCAAGATAATATGCTTTTATAACGGCAATAAGCTGTTTGTCAGTGCCACAGCACACTCCAATGCTGCCCGTCTTATGTTTGCCTGCCGCACTTTTCATACTGCCTATTATCTCTTTAATACTTTTGCCTTTTCCTCTTACTGCTGCCGCAAAGGACTCATCCCTGCACAAAGTCATAGCCATTGCCGCAATAGTATTAAGTATCATCTTCGTATCCTTGTCTGCATATTTCTTTTCGATATTCAGCTTACCGACAGCCGCAGAAAAAGGTGTGCAAAACGCACCCATACCGTCAATAAAATCATCCACATCCTCTTTATCCAGTCCGTTCTCCTCTGCAAGAACATAAAGATTATCTTTGTCACCTTCTTTTAACAATCCCTCTGCTGTCATGTTTATCTCCTTTGCAGAATCAAACTCACCAAATACTTTAAACATTTCTTCCTTTGCATCTTTTTTAACCTCTCTTGCCATGCGAAGCTCCTTTCCCTGTGGGGCTGCCCCCACAGAATAAAAACAACTGATAAGTTACTGTATGTGATACGCTAAAAAGCGGTACAGTCAATAAAATCTGCCACCCATAAGACGCTTTACTACATTTAGTCCAATATACTCGCCCGCTGTCATTTCAACTCTCTTAAACGGCTTATATAAAGACTTTTCTCTCATACCGAGTTTTATTGCAATCTCCTTAAGTGTGTATGATTTTTCTTTGTCAAATAAATCAAATAACTGTTCCTGTAACATCTTCTTTAGTTCCAAATCTCTCCGGCGGTTTTTATGTGGTCCGTCATCACCTTTATGTTCCTCAACTGAAAGCGGTATAAGATTTAACTTAAAGTTCAATCCCCCCTGGCTTCTGAACACTATATGATGTAATTCTGCCATTATCTCCTATCCTCCATTTCAAAATCATATTGCATATTTGCAATCCTTTTACGAAGCTGTATAAACTCCGCTTCACTGTATTCATTTTTCTTTTCATCAACGACCGAAACAATGTGACCGCCCAATGCCATATCAGCAAGCAGACCGTCAATAAGCTCAAGGTTCTTAATTCCTTTATAACCCGACTCTCTCTGAGCCTTAAATCTACCGTAATTTATTCCAGCCGCCAACAATGCATCATCTATGTGAAGCTCAATATCTGACCGCTTTGTAAACTGACTGAGGACATAATCAGCTATCAAAAGTGCTGCCCTATGCTTTGTAGTACCTGAAATCTTTCCGTACTTTTCAACCGTGTAAGTCTTACCGTTCACGATAGTTTCAAAAACTACGGAAAAATTCGCAATACCGCACCTGATAGAGCCTGTCCATGTCATATCAACAAACACCCTGCTCTTTGGCAGGTCAGGTTGCACCGGTGCAACTTCCCTGTTTTCCATCACAACGACCCCTTTCTTTGTTTTCAATGTGCCATATATATAAAATCCACCTACATAATCAGAGTAAAAAATCTTTGAACCCGTATATGTAAACTTATTTTTATAAATCTTTTCAAATATTGATGATATATCATCACCTGACTTTACCATGTCATACATCTTTTTCTTTGTGAGTGTAGTAGTGTTCACACGCTCGATAGGTCTTTTAAGATTGCGGCTCGCAGCCCACCTGTGGTGACTTCTCTTTTCCTGCTTGGTTATGTATCTGCCGTAACCCTCAAGACCGAAATCCTCATCAGGCTGTGCAATCTTGCTTTCGCTCCTGCCAAACTTCCACTTGCTCTCCGCCACATCCCTGTCCATGGCATTGATGATGATATGATGGTGAATACGCACTTTCTTTGTATCTTCACCCTCCGGAACATACTCGATAACATAAATATATTTAAGCTCATCAAGCCCCTGTTTTTTACGCTCTCTCTTTAATGCTTTAATATAGTTATTTATATCTTTTCTGGCTCTCTCCAGTGTCGGATAATATCCGTCTTTGTATGTAAGCGTTATAAGGAGATCACCTTTAACAAAATTAGTATTTAACAGCCTGATAACAGTAAGCTGTGCATTTTTATTATTTAGATTTTTCTGTGCTTCTCTTGACTCTCTGCTCTTTTTAGTCTTTGGAGTATCTTTTCTGGTATTCCATACCGGATAGATATTGCACTCAACAAAATTGCCTGATATTATCGTCTTTTCACATATCCTGCATTTTCTTATATAATCCATTTTTGCTTTTACCGGATCAGCCTGTCCTAAAACCGAACTGTCATATATATCATCTAATGTAAGCTGTGCATGAGGTACCTGCGGTTTGGTTTTCCATTCCTTACCATATACATCCTCAAAGCTGTACTGATACCATCTGCTCTTTTTTCCCTCTTTTGCCATGTGATACCTCATATGTCCCATTTTTTAATACTCATTACAAGGACGGTAAAGGGGTTGTCCCCCTTGCAAAACCTTGTTTACTATGGTATATTTGAATTGCCATGTGCTTGTACTTTGTGCAAGTCACAATTAAGCCGCTTTTTCCCAAGCGGCTTTTTTCATGCTATTTTTATTTCAAAATAAATCTCAAACCAGACATCTGCACATACATATGCATCAAGTTCTTTTTGGTCGATTTCATCCTTTGATTTATTGCGTGGTATGCAGTGAAAACCTACTTCTTTTACATTCCTTTCAAGCAGCTCCCCGGCTTTTGAAGCAAGATTTCCAACATACCCGACATAAAGAAGCGAATCCGCTTTTATATGTACTCTGGTGGCATTTGCTATGCTGTCTGTAAGTTCTTTTAACTTCATCAAATCACCCCGTATTCTGCTAATGTGACTATCACACTCACCGCCCCAGCTACAAATACTGCTGCCACGAACAATGTTGTGTGTGCAATAATCTTTAATCTTTGGTTGTCAATAACTGCTCTCTCGTTTTCAAGTTTATACTTCTGACACTCCAACTGACTCTTGCGTATCCTCTCGTCCAATATCCTCTGTTCCTCTACTGATACTATCTCCTGCATTTTTCTTTTCCTCCTGTTCTTTTCTTTTCTGTTCCTCTGCTTCTTTTTGCTTTCTCAACTGATACTGTAAGCAAATCTTTTTTATACCCATGATGATTTCTTCTTTTTCTTCCTCCGGTGTATCTATCCTGCGGTATCTGTGTACTGTACCATCTTCATAATGAAACTCTCCAACATACTCAAATGTTCCCTGGTCAGTAGTGACTGTCTCCATGTTTTCCACCTCCTGTTTATAAATATGTATATCTCAATTTGTCCTATTATTGTTTTTTGTTCTGTATTCTCCTATAATCTAAATACAGGTTGCGCCAACAACCGAGTATTTAGAAAGGAGAAAAACTAATGCATTATTATTACATGAATTCTGACTCATTAAATTCTGATTTGGTTGAACCAGCCGCTATCAGAAATTACAATCTTGCTGATTGGAAATATGAAAAAATCCAAAAACAAATACAGGAGTTTGAAAAAAAACTCGATAGTGAACATGAAATTTCTTTAAAATTAATTTCTTTCAGTTCCTCTATCACTATGATTGTTACAGATATTGGTTATCAAAATCCTGACCTTTTTTACTTCTACGGTTCTATAAACGGAAAAGAAGCGCAGATTATACAACACGCAAGTCAATTAAATTTACTAATTGCTTCCGTAGAAAAAGAAGATAAATCAAAACCAGCAAGACGAATAGGCTTTATAGTAAATGATAATGACTAATCACAGTACATAGACTTTACTTAGAACGAGCATAATTCGTTCTAGCCTCTATCAGATAAGCTATTCCCTGCAATTCGTCTAATGAAGGAAGATAATCTTTTTCTTCCTTCATTTTCTTTACTATTTTTTCTGTCATAGTATTTAACAAATCATCTGTTGTAACCATAAATTTTTCTTTTTGCTTTGCTGTCTGCAATTCCATTTTATGTGCCGCCATATTTTGCAGTTCCATCCTATGTACTGCCATATCTTCTTCCCATCTTCTAGCTGCCTCAATAGCTTCTCGCTGTTTTTCTATATCTGTCATCACTTCTCACCTCCTTTCCTTTTCTAAAAACATTGCTTTTCACTCTATACTCCCCTATACTCTAAATACAGGTTGCTCCAACGACCGAGTATTTAGAAAGGAGATTTCATATGAGTGAATTAGCCGAAAAAATTTATACATGGTTTCAATCTGATCCACAATATAACTTTTCAAGAGACTTATCTGTCAAAGCTCTTGAAGATGCTGCCATTAAAGAATTAGTTAAAAATGGCTACATCCGAGTTACTGCTAGGGCTCTCGGTTATATTTGTGCTGAAATTCTTTAATTTTTCCTCTTAACCAATTAGGAATATATATCCGCCTTATTTCCTTTAGGATACTTTTTAAAGGCGGATATTTTAATTCAATCTCTACCTCTTTTTTTCTTCCGTTCTCAAATATGTCTATGTCATATATCCCTTTTCTCTTATTTTCTCTAAATTGAACAATATATTGATGACCGTCCATTTTAAATACTATGTACTTTACTGACACATCTACATCAAATATTTTCATTTTATCTCTCACCTCACTGTTGCTTTTCACTCGATACTCTCCTATACTCTAAATACAGGTTGCTGCAACAACCGAGTATTTAGAAAGGAATACCACCACTAATGGCAAAATTAAATATTGAATGTATCCGAGACATCATGTTGGCACTTGAAGATAAACCTTATAAAGAAACTTATGATGTTTCAACTTTACATGAACATCTGCCACAATATAGTAATGATGAACTCGAATATTGTTGCTATAAATTATACGAAGCAGGCTTTTTAGAACTTAGTGTTACAACTGTGCCAATGACTTTATTTCTAACCTACTTAAATAATTTCAATTCTTTGCAAGATAGCGTAGGGCATAGATAAATTGCAATTACATTCATGCACAATTTTGCAATTTGTACATGCCCTATGCATATCTGCTTTTTCTCCATGCTGTTCTCTGTATTCTTCTACCTGTCGTATAGCACATTTCATGTAATCTTTATCTACTTTTCTTAAATGCTCTATTGCAATCTTTTCGTTAAAATCACAGCGTTTTTGTTTATAACACAAAGAACACGGTAAGCCAAAATCAGCATTTTCTTTTCTATCACTCTGATAGTCAAATGCTCTTATATGCTGCATCAGACAATAAACATCTCTTTTTGTCTGTTCCCCACCATATTCCTCAACAGACTCCTTCAACATTTCAAGTGCCTGCTTATCGTCAAGACTATCAAGTAACTCCTGTGCTTCCTTAAACTTTCCCTCTGCCAAAAGTGCAAATGCCTGTTCCTCAATTTCACTTCTGCGGTCATATTCTTCCTGTAAATCTTTTACAGCTTTTACTTTCTGTTCATATTTACTCATCTCTCTCACCTCTTTTCTTTTTCATCATGCTGTCTTGTGTGTCATAAAAGAATCCATACTTTTTGCAAATTTCATGCCTTGCATAAACATCAATAAATCCTTTTTCTCCACAGAATCAAGTTCTTCTAAAAAAAACATAATTTGAGTTGCCTCATTCTGATTTTCAGATTTAACCATTATCTCTATATTTCTTTTGTCTACCATATTATTTTTCTCCTTTCTATGAATTTGTATCGCCATTAAACCTGTCACTTGTATCCATTACAAGTAACTTGTATTTATACATCAACTATATACCAGTCACTTGTATTTGTCAACAGTATCTTTTATTAAAATATTGACTTTTATACAAGTGACTGGTACTATTTAATAAAAATGTGAAAGGAGATATATAAATGACTATTAATGAACGCATAAAACAACTAAGAAAAGAAAAAAATTTAAACCAAAAGCAATTTGCTTCTAATCTTGGTATTACACAATCAGGAGTAAGCTATATGGAACAAGCAGGTAATAACATTTCTGAAAGTAGTATTAAATCTATATGCACTGTTTTTAATGTAAATGAAGATTGGTTACGAAACGGAATTGAACCTATGTATAAAAAAGAAGATACATTTGATCTTGCAAAATATGTAAAACAACACGGTGGCAACGACTTAGAATTGCAACTCTTAACACTATATTTTGAATTTGAACCTGAAGAACGAAAAAATTTGTTGAAGGGTTTTTTCAAATCAAAACTTCTTTCTTCCAATTCAGCGTCTGAAAAGCACTCTATTTCGGAATTAGAAGAAAAATATAAAAAAACAGTCTTAAATTCTGTATCAAAAAAAGACTCTATAGCTACGAATATCACCTCCAACACAGAAAAAAATAAAAATAAAGCTTAACTATTCCAATATGTGTTTTTTTATAAAAAATCTCCTAATATAAAATCAGGAGATTTTTTTGACATCTAATGAATTATTTAGTATTATTAAAGTGAAATTTATAATTATGTACATAAGGAGGTACTTATGAAAAAATTCAAAAAAATACTTGGTGTGTTCACCGGAATTGGATGTATTACATATACTTCAATGATTTTTACTGAGAAAGAAAAAACTTTATTTATTTTTATGGCAATACTTTTTGGCTTTTTTACCTTTCTTTTACTCAGACCTAAAAAAAAGGATACCAGTAATCAACACATAATGTCTAACTCCAATCTTCACTCAATTACATCTACTGATACAGCATCAATTCCTCAGCAACAACAAGTACAAGCAGATTTTACTACTTCCACAAATCCGACATATAATCGTATTATCACTGATGACGAAGTTCCTGCCTTAATACAAGCTGGTTACGAAAAAGTAATGAAAATGCAAGAACAATCAAACAATCCAAAATTTCATAGAACAGAATACGAAGAAGAACTCTCTTTTGAATTTATTCAAAAATATTCTAAGAAGGTGGCATTACTCACTAAAGATTTTGAAATGCTCTATCGAAAAGCATTTGAAGTACAAGACCCTACACAACAAATCAACTTACTACATGAAGCACTAACTGCTTTTAACAATGCAAAAAACTTTTGTTACTCAAAAGGAAAAGGCGGTACTATTTACTTCCAAGACACTTGGGAATATCTTGATAATTCACGCAATCCTTGTTTTTCATATGAAGATATGATTACAAAATCACTTAATGAAATACTTTTTGAACAAAACACAATGATTCCTAACATATTACAAATAATTTCAAAAAATAATGGCATACTTCAAAAAAATATATACCAATATATGCCAAATATTGAAAAGGACAAAATACGCAATGAAATCAAAAAGCTAGAAAGCCAGAACAAAATATATCGTATAAAAAAATCAAACAGTTATGAACTATATATACGCAAATAAAAAATATATTGAACCTCTCAAACGGGAAACTTTTCAAATTTTTGTATTCAGAAATTGAAGATTATAAGATAGAGGAATATGGCAGCAAAACCGTTATTGAAACAAAATCTAAGGGTGCTATAAAAAGAGCAGTTGTTGGTGGTGTTTTAACCGGTGGTGTTGGTGCAGTCATTGGTGCTTCAACTGCCAAAAAAGAGTCAACGGTAAAAAAGACGCAGGGACAATTCATATTATATATTACCATTGGCTTTGATAAAGTAAAAACTACTTTGGCTCTTTCAAATCCGCCTGTCGGTGCTTCTGACTTTTTAACAGAAGCTATGGCTATGGAAGATTAAAAATTTTGAACCTCTGAGATGGGAGGTTCTTTTTTTGACATTTTTTGTCGATATTGGTATTATTAAATTGCAATTTATAAAAGAGAAGGTTACATAATGAACAACATTAATTACAAAAAATTTTCTGAAATAAATTTAAACGACTCTTTTTTTGACTCATTACGCCAAGATTACGATGGTTTTGATGAATGGTTTAAGAGGAAAAAAAATCAGTCCGCACTTGTACAATACGATGATAGCAATCGAATAACAGGTTTTTTATACTTAAAAATTGAAAAACAAATTGTAAGTGACACGATACCTAATATTACGGCAAATACTATTTTAAAAGTAGGCACTTTTAAGATTGAAGCTCATGGCACTAAAATGGGAGAACAATTTATAAAAAAAATTATGGACTGTGCCGTAAATAATAATGTAGATGTATGTTATGCAACAATATTTCCAAAACAGATTGCTCTCATAAATTTAGTAGAACAATTTGGTTTTAATTTATATGGACAAAAAGGAACTGGCAATCACAAAGAAAATGTATATTTAAAACAGATGAAACTAATTACAAACAATATCTATAAGGACTATCCTTATATCAATACAAACTTTGCGCGAAAATACTTGTTAAGTATTTATCCTAAATATCATTCAACAATGTTTCCTGATTCTATTTTAAGAACGGAAAACCCAAACACTATTAAGGATGTTTCATATTCTAATTCGATAAACAAAATATATGTTTGTACCATGTCGCAAGTCACAGACTTAAATTATGGGGATATTGTTGTACTTTATCGAACCGCAGAACCTGGACAATATGCTAAATATACAGCCGTTGCCACATCTATCTGTGTTGTAGAAAGTGTAAAAACTCAAAATGAATTTGCATCTTTTGATGAATTTTACAAATATTCATGTAAATATAATTTATTTAACCGTGATGATTTAGAATATTGGTACAATAAAGGTAATTGCAAAGCAATTAAAATGACATATAATGCAGCTTTTAAACAAAGAATTGTCCGCAATGATTTACTAGTAGACATAGGTTTAGACGCAAGTCTGTATTGGGGTTTTTTTGAATTAACCGATAAGCAATTTCATGAAATAGCCCAAATAGGACTTGTAGATAATATTTTATTATAAAACTTATGTTCGACACCTATTGTAAAACTTTGCTATATATATTATAATATGAAAAAAGAAACGGAGATGAAAACGATGTGTTCAATATTATTATCAATCAATCCCCAATATGTTGAAAGCATATTGAATGGTACAAAAGAATATGAATTTAGAAAAACAGTATGTAAAAAACATATTGATAAAATTATTATCTATTCTACATCTCCTGTTATGAAAGTTGTCGGAGAAGCCGAAGTAGACGATATTCTTATCGGTGCTCCTGAGATGATTTGGCAATTAACTGAAAAAAAGTCGGGCATAGATAAAATCTTTTTTGATGAATATTATAAAAACAAGACAGAGGCTGTAGCCTACAAACTAAAAAATGTTATAAAATTCGACTCTCCGAAAACACTAAATGATTATGGTGTACATAATGCACCACAGTCTTACCAGTATATAAATTGAATTTGTTATTATATAAAGCACCTCTCGTACAAGAGGTGCTGTTTTTACATTTTTGTATATTGCAAATACTTTTTGCATATGATATAATGTCGGTAGACAAAGAGAAGCTATTGTTCCATAGCGAACACAAAACAAAACCCCCGATGTTGCCGCATCGGGGGTTTTTATTCCTATTTTGATGTGGAAGGCTTAATACCACAGGTTAGTTGCCGATTATTCATTACCATCTAACCATTTGATGATGTAATGACAAATCACACCACCCATGACAGTAACAAAAAGAGAGGCTATATACTCCATAACAAACACCTCCTTCCCTTGCCGGTATAGGAGAGGCAACAAACCTATATTATCATATAAGATGACATTTTTCTACAACATTTTCCAAACAACTAATCTTAAAAATGGGAGGTGCTGTTTTGACATTTTTGTATATTGCAAATACTTTTTACATACGATATAATGTCGGTAGACAAAGATATCATATGTCCATGTCGGACGATACACGAACCCCCGAAAGTCTCACACACTTTCGGGGGTTTATTTTCTTTCTGTTTAAGTTGCACCGGTGCAACTTTTATTTTTTTACAAATTAAAATACTCTACTATTTTCTTCACTAAACTATTTCCATGATCTAATATATTTTCCGCAAGTGTCATCTTGCCCGGTAAATTTTCAATAAACCTTCCTAATCGTTTAATTATTGACTTAACCCTAGATTTATTAGGTTCTGATGAAGCAATTTGCTCTGATAATAATTCAATATCATCCACAAGCTCATCCTTATCTTCCGCAGTTATCTCACTTTCAGATAATATAAGTTCTTTAAAACTTTTCATTAAATCCATGATTTCATCTTTATCTGCCGAATTTATATTTGTTGTATTGTATGAATTTCCATTTTCTATGTTATTCACACTTCCGTTTACTGTGCCAAAACTTTGGTTATTTATATTCATTACTACTCCTTTTTCAATTCCATTTCTTATCATATTCATAATAGAATTATCTATCACCGAATACTGATCATTTATTGGTTCTGCTTGAATGCTTTTGCTAGGGAGAAAGTGCATACTTATTTTTATTCTCCAACTCGAACTTTTTAAATTCTTCATCTATATAATATATCGGAAAAATATTTTCGTATGATATCTCATACTCTTTGTCTTCATAAGACATATTCGTATTTAAAACACTTAAATAATCATCAACAACATCAATTAAATCCAATTCAGGTATTGTTCTTATTTCATATCTAATGTGTAATATTTCTTGAGAAACTAATTTGTCCAATTCTTCTAAGCACTCTTTTAATGGTAATGATAAATGATTTGCCACATCTGTTGCATAAAAAAATTCTAAATATTTTTTTAATGCCAATTTTTTTACATATTCTTTTACTAATTCAGCATTTTTATTGAACATATTAATCACCTCACTTCTTTATTCTAAATCACCTTTTGTCTTATATATTCTATATCATCCTCTGTAACAGAATTTCTAAATGTAATACTATTGGTTGTTTTTCCTATTTGGATAGTATTTGTATGAAAACCTTTATCATGTTTCATATCAAATTTAATATAACTGGTATTCTCTGTTATATTCTCTTTCAACAATGAATATAGTGCCTGCTGTGTCATATCACTTTCACTGTTACTCCTTATCTTTACTGACATTTTATCAATTCCCGCTAAAATAATATCTTTTAAGGATATTTCTGTCATATCAGTATCGATTTCATCTAATTTTTTTATTAATTCTTTGCTATTATTATTTACAAAATATTCATCTAACGCATTTATAATCTTGCCTAATGCAATACTATTATCCTCTGTTAAAGTTATCGCCTCTGTTGGCATTGCTTTATATCTTAAATAAAAACCATTATAGAGATCGTCCTTAAATTTTGAAACATCACTATTATATTTATGCAAAATCGGTATTTCGTTTAATTCTTTAAAGTGTAATCGTTTAATCAAAATACGCTTAGCTGCTTTGCACAAATTCATATTAGCACGTATTTCTACCCAGTTGTTGTTTACATCTATCTTAACGATAACTGTCGACCATTTTGTTTCTGCACGATACGACATAACATCAGCTATTCTTTGTATGCCATCTTTAATAACAAGTTTTACTGTATATACAACATCATCCTTTGATATTGATACAATTTCACTATCTGTTATTGTCCCAATTAAATCAACAGCCTTTACATTATAATTATTCTCATTTCCTTCCAAATATTCTATTAGCTTTTGCTTATTAAAATCCTTATCGTATTCAAAATTAAACCATTTTATAGCACAGGAACCTGCAAATACTTTTTTAGAAATTAACTTCTTTGCCTCTGATATGCAACTTATCGTTTCTCTATTTTTGAATATATAATCCTGTTTATTCTCTTCCTCAGGAATATCAAGTGCTGCAACTTCAACAATCTTTTTAATATCATCACTTGTCAAATTTTCAAAATCTAATCTTGTATATAAGTTTTCCATCGTTTTTCCCCGTTTCTATTAGCAGACATTTGTTTACACCCAAATGCCATTTTATCTTTTTAGGCATAGTCCTTATTATTATATTACAATCCAATAAATCAGTCAAATAATAACCAACCATTTTTTCCCACTTGACATTATACTTACACAAGTATATTATATATACAATACTTACCAGGAGATTTTAAACATGGCAAATACTAAATCAAACACATCAAGCCGTACTAAAAGCAAAAACAAGTACAACGCAAAAAACTATGACCGTTTTAATGTTGTTCTTCCAAAAGGACAACTTAAAACTCTTGACGATACGATAAAACAACTAGGCTATAAAAGCCGCAACGAATTTGTTTTATCCGCTATAACCGAAAAATTAAATTCAGAGATATAATAAAGGAGGTCACCACATGGTAGCCATATATGTCCGCCAATCACTCGACAAAAAAGACTCCCTCTCCATCGAGTCACAGATAAACGACTGCATCACGCTTTGCAAAAGAAACGGCTGGGATGATTACCAAGTCTACAAAGACAAAGGCTGGTCTGCAAAAAATCTCGACCGTCCGGAGTTTCAGAAAATGAACAATGATGTTGAAGCTGGGAAAATAAAGGCTGTTGTCTGCTACAAGATTGACCGTATAAGCCGAAGCATCCGTGACCTTGTTAATCTTATCGAGGATTATCATGAACTCGGTGTTCACTTTGTTTCTTTTGCCGACAATATCAACACTGCTGCCCCCGGCGGTCTTATGATGGCTACTCTCTTTGGCTCGCTGGCACAGATGGAGCGTGAAGCTATCATCGCAAGAGTGACAGACAACTACTATTACCGCTGTGAACTTGGTTATTGGGGTGGCGGTCCTGCTCCGTACGGCTTTAACCTTAAAAAGATTGTGGAGAACGGCCAGAAGCACACTGTTCTTGAGATAAACGAACGGGAAGCGGCGGTGGTAAAACAGTTCTTTAGATGGTATCTCGAACCTGATGGAACTATATATGAGATACTTAAAAAGGCGGACAAAGCGGGTATCACGACACGAAAAGGCGGTGCATGGACTTCCAGAGTTATTTCCGAGCTCTTATCCAAGCCCATGTATGCCCCTAACTCTATGGATATTTACAATTTTTATGCAGCACAGGGAGTGCGTGTGCGTGTTACTCCTGAACAGTGCGACGGCAAACTTTCTCTCAATGTTTTTGGCCGGCGTGACAGAGGTAGCAAACATCCAAAGCGTTCCCGCCCGGTAAATGAAATGACTCTCGCTATCTGTAAAAATCCACCGATTATCGACAGTGATACTTTCCTTAAAACACAATTTAAGAAAAAAGCTAAGTTACAGGTTTCTCCACGCACCGGCACAGCAAAAACGACAATGCTCAGCGGTCTTGTAAAGTGTGCCGTATGTGGCAGGGCAATGTCTCCTAGCGGCAGTTCCCGTGGTGTCAGATATTTTACCTGTTCCGGTAAGAGAAATTATGCAGCCGGTACTTGTACTTCAAAAAGTATAAAGGTATCGGCTTTAGAAAAAATTGTCATTGATGATATTCTCCGATATGCAACAAATCCAAAAGTCATTGATATGTTTCATGCAATGCAAGGCTCTAAACTCACGGCAGAACAAAGCCATGAAGTAAATCTTTTACAGCAGGAGGCGGCAAAACTTGACATTGAGATTGATAATCTTTTAGATGCCTGCTCTGCCGGTAATACTACCGCCATTGAATATCTGAACAAACGAATTGAAAAGATTGATACCAGAAAACACGAAATCCTAACCAGAATAAATGAGATTAAAAGAGACACAGAAAATGTCATCAACCTTTTTTCAGGCATTGAGATTGAAAATGTCCCCTACATTCTTGCACATGGTTCCATAGATGAAAAAAAGAATGTATGTCAGTTTTTACTGAGTAGTGTCTTGTTCACAAACGCTGATGATGTAAAAGTCTATTATAAGATGTAAACTATATTGACATTTTCACCGTATTGTATATATTATATTAACAAAAAGCCCTGTTTTATGGGCTTTTTGTTGTACTTCATACAGTGTCTAGTGTATCAACATCCCACTGTATCGCATGATAACCACATTTTTCTGCACTTTCAATAAGCACATCATTATAATCACCATATGGTGGTCTGAAAACTTTCATGTCATATCCGGTGAGCTTTTTTACTTTATTATGTACTTTCATTATTTCATCTTCACATTCAGCCGCAGAAATTGTTGACATTTGTTTGTGGTTTTGACTGTGGTTTCCAAGTTCGTGACCAGCCTTATATAGTGCCTTTACATCATCAGGATAAGTATCGACCCAGCCACCGGTCATAAAGAAAGTTACATGCAC